TCAACTCCTGAAAGAGAATTACAATCTAATAGAGTAAAAAACTTTATGAACTATCAAGTAACTGAGCAAATGCCAGAATACTTTGATGAGTTTGAAAGAATGTTATTTCATTTACCTTTAATAGGTTCTGCATTTAAAAAAGTTTATTATGATGCTAATCTTAAAAGACCAGTATCAGAATTTATTCCTATAGACCAATTTTATGTTTCTTACTATGCTTCTAATTTAAGTAAAGCAGATAGATATACACATGTTATCTATAGAAGCCCAGTAGACTTAGCAAAAGATATGCGTACAGGTATCTATGATGAAATAGATTTACCTGAAGCTTCATATCCTAGTGCTACTTCTTTATCAGAAAAGATGGATACTATTTTAGGATTATCTCCTACAGATAATAGTGACCCACAATATACATTATTAGAACAACATTGTTACTTAGAAATAGATGAAGAATATGCTCTTCCCTACATTGTTACTGTGGAAGAGCAATCTAGAACTATTCTAAGTATTAGAAGAAACTATAAGAAAGAAGATAAACAACAACAAAAGATTTCCCATTTTGTCCACTACAGATTTGTTCCTGGATTTGGATTTTATGGGTTTGGCT